AAAGGCATTGAAGCTGTTTTATAGCGTTAATGCTCAAGCGCTACTTGCTGCGTAAAACCATCTGCTAGCCTGTACGCTCCACAGCCCTCACGTTGTGCTGCGCTGCTCAGTGGCTCGTCATGGGCAAGACAGTGCCAGCCGCCTTCGATGGGTTTAACATGCTCACAGCTTCGGCAAGAACGCTCTGGCGCTTGATGGCCGTGGCAAATCTCGCGGTGATCACACCACTTACACTGATACCAGCTTGGGTCATTGCTTAAGCGCTCAGGCGGGCTTGGTGCAAAGATCACACGCTTTGCCTTATCAAGAAGACCCTTGGCAATGGCAGCGTCGTAGCGAACACGTTCGATATAAATATCATCTGTGTCTTTGTTAACACCGACGTAGAGCGCATCTTGAAGTGCCATCAAATGCATGTAAATTTGCATTTGTGCAAAGTGCATGGGTTTTGAGATACGCACACCCTTGGCAAGAAGCTCACGAAAACTTGATGCGCTATGGGTTTTAAATTCCAGCACATGCCAGTGCTCGGGATCTTCAATAAGGCCTAGGCCCAGCGCATCAAGCGACCCACCAAAGTGCCCCCCAAGCGCACTTACCCGGTACTGCCTGCCAGTTTCTGGATCAACATCCAAAACGGTTGCACCCGTAGCACGCAAATTTTGAACAAGGCGCGCCTCTTCTCGCATCCCTGTCTCAAATAAGCGAAGCACCCTACCCTGATGGAGCGCTCGCGTTGCCCAGCGAAAGTCATACCAAAGCGCACGTTCACAATCTTTGCCAATGATCGATGCACCAAGATGCGCTCGAAAACCATGATCGGCTTGCCGCTCATAGGCTTGAAAGATCGCCTCACGCGTTGATGCTGGTGGCTTTACCCAGTGAATGGGCTTTTCTTGAATGGATGTATCGCTTGCTTCCATTTAGATGAGCTCCTTTTGACGCTGATCAGCCTTTTCATCAACGGCTTGCATCACATCGCGCCAAACCTCATCACCCACCTCACGCCTTAATGCTGAAAAAAGTGCCTTAAGGTATGAGGGGTGAGGCTCAAGTGATCGAAGCCTGGCAAGCTCAAGGCTTACCTCGGTCACTTCGCGCTGTTTAGCGCGAAGCGCCGTTTTGGCTCGATGAAAGCGGTCAGGATCTACACCAAGTCGTAGCGACTGCCTTCGTATATCGTTTGTAGCTAAGCGCAGTTTGATCGAAGCAATCTCATCGCGCAGCACGGCAAGGCGCTTGCGACAGGCCTCGGTCGTCTTTGGAAGTGCGGGGCTTTGGGGTCCCGTTAAGCTGTAATTTTCCATGGCATTGGATTGGCAGATTGGGGTTGATCGGCTTGAGCAGATGCGGCTTGAGAAGCTGAGGCCTGAGCACCAGCTACCGAGACCTCTTGAGCCACGCTTGCATGTGAAGCACTCAGTGGTGCTGCCACTTGTTGCACCATCAGTGATCGGGGCACGACTGGCGCGGATCTTGCGAAATAGCGAAGCGTGTTGGTCTCGCCAAAGCCCGCTTGCGATTTAATCCCAACATCCAAAATAAAGGGGATGTTGTGCAGCTCACTGGTTTCACCAACGCCTGCTCTACCCGTTGCTCGGCAAATCGAAGCAAGTGAGCGGTTTGCCATCTCAACGGCTTGAGGGCTGCGGTTAACGATATTGAGCCGATCAAAGATCTTGCGGCCTTGTTGTGGGCCATCAAGTACGAGCATCTCAAAAAGAATGTATTGACCCGAGCCTTCTTTGGTGGGCAACAGATCGCTACTTACGATCTGTACGTTATAGCGCCCAGCGGGCACAAGCGATGTCGATGCACCAGGTGCAGTGGCTGGATCAAAGTACTGGGGTAACAGTGCCATGGTGAGTGTCCTTTACAAGTGTTTTAGAAATGAGTGTGGGTTAAGCCATTGCAGCTGCGCGTGGTGCGACAGCTTTTGGGATAGGCATTGATTTAGGCGCAGCGGTTGCACTTGCGGCCTGAGCGCTTTGATGCCTTGAACCGATACTTCCAAGCTCAATGGGTTGGCTATCAAGCTCGCTCTCATCGGCAAGCATTGCGCGTAAGCTTTGAGGCATGGCTTGCGCAAACGCATGCCAGGCAAGCGGGAGCTCAGCAGGCAAGTTATAGCGGTTCTTCGCTAAGTAAGCCGGTCTTTCACTGGTATGCATACGCCGCTCACCCGTGCCCACTGCACGCGTTGCCTTTTTATTAAAGCCCGCATCGGCTTTGGTGGTTGTGATGTGATAGTTAGCAAATAGCACCACATCCGAGTGCTCTTGCAAAAGCGCTGCAGCCCTTGCATGAAGCTTCACTTGATAGCGATCGTAGGGATCGTGCTCGGGGCTCTCGAACCGCTTAATGTCGGTGTGACCAATCTGTACGATCGTCATGCCTAAATCATTGCGAAGTGCATTAATGCCTTCGACATACTCACGCCAAAGATTTAAGGCAACCACATAGCCTTTGCCGTAGCCTGGGTCTTCAATCGTGTTCCAACCATTATCACGACAGGCTTTCGACCAAATCAGTGGCTCAAGCCAATCCACCGAATCAATCACAAGCGTGCGAAAGTCATGAGGCTGTGAGTAAAGCGTGGCAAGCGCATCCATCACTTGCTCAAAGGTCTTAGCAAGCGGAAAGTGCGAAAACTGAAGCGTTCCCATGCCGTCCTCGGTGATGATGAAAACGGGCTTGAGTGACTCTGCAGCAAAGGTCGTCTTTCCCACACCGGCCACGCCATGAATCAAAATGCGCGGTGCTTTGGGCGATTCGTTATGGATGATGTTTGCAATCGATAAGGCCATGATCGGTTTACTCCTCAATGTGATGGGTTAGCGTGTGGTGGTCATTACTTGCAAGCGATTGGGTTGCCCCAATGGGTTCAATCTCGTAGGTGGGCTTTGCCGCTTTCACCGTGCGTGCAGGCTCAAAGAGCTTTTTGATCGCAGGTGGCCAGGCCTGATAGCGGTGCTCTGGAATTTGATACGCCACATCAACAAAGTGCGTTGGGTCCTCGCCTTGAGCAAGCAGTTGCGCCACCGCATCTTTAAGTTTGGCCTGGTCATAGCTTGGCCGCTTGGCGAGCGTTGCAATCACGACATGATCGCCTTCAGTAAGACGCACCGTACCGGTGGTTTTTCCTGCGGCGATCCGCAATGCTTGTGCACGAAGCGCAAAGCGCTGATCCATGGCGCGATGAAGGATCCCTTCGTAGTGAGTAATAGAGCGCTTAATATGTGCGATGCGGTCACAAAGCGTTGCAAGATTTGCCATTGAAAGCGCACTCAGATCGGCTTGGGTTAAATCACCAATCCCATCAAGTAACTCACCGGGCATGGTGTGCATGACCGCACCTGGTGAGGCTTCAGAAACTAAAGGTTGGCTATCGAACATGGTGCAGGTCTCCCGGGATTCAGTGGATCGATTCCAAGGGGGTACGAGGTTCCGCTTCTCGTACCCGAATCAACAAGCCAGGAGCTTTCACGGACTGGACTGATCGAACTGCGATGTACTGATAGTGATTTATCGCATGCCGGTGGCTCAAGAGATGAGCCAGTCCCAACTCCATGGCGATCCAGGCACGCTTGGCCACAGCATCCAGTGCTTGGCGTTGCGCTTTTGGCAACATTGAAAAGCTCTCTGAGCGGTCCACGAGCAGATGACCCTCGTGGTATTGGATCTGATCGCCAATGCAGGCCTCAGCAATCCAATCGCAAAAGGCAGCTTCAGTAAGCGGCTTAGGTGGGACCCAAATAGGGCCAAGAGGCATTGAGCGCATCAGTGCGCCTTCAACGAGAGCATTCACTTTTTGGTTTCTCCTACAACATGGGGCTTTGATGACATATAGGGGTTTTGCGTTGGAAATGACTCAGGAGACTCGAATGCCAAACATGCGCATGTGCATCTTCAATGCGTCAAAGCGTCGAGTGAAACTTACGCGGTGAAGACCCAAGGCGTGCTTTGCTGCACTTTTGCTTTGGTGTGTGAGAAGGAGCGCTGCAAGCTCGGAAAGCTCCGCAGGCAGTGATTGGCTTGCGCGCTCCCAGTCAAGACCAAGCGCAGTCA